AGAGCAACCTTTACAGGCACATCAATGACCGTGGACATCGATCAAATAGGTGATACAAATACACTAGCGGCAACAGTGGCTCAAGGTAATAGCACCTCATTCACAGCAACACACACTGGAGACAGCAACACCACCACCCTAGCTTTAGGGGCTACAGGCGATGTTGCCAATACAGACTTTGATTATGCGGCAACAGGAGATTCTAATGTGCTAACTGTTACACAGGGAGCAGCAGCCACCGCCACAGCAGGGAACCAAGACATAATAGTAGCGGGTACTTCCAACAATATTAACGCAACTTGTGAAGTAGTAGGCTGTATAAACAATTGGAATGTAGATGGAGATTCAAACGATATTGATACCACACAAACCGGTAATGCAGATCATTCTATAACCGCAGTAATTACAGGAAGTACCAATAATATAGACATAGATCAGACCAATAGCACGGGTTCGGTATCTGATGTGGTGGTTATAACATCGACTACGAGCAGTGGGACTATAGACATAGACCAATGCACAAGTGGCTGTTAATTGCTTTAATTTTTTCATTAAACTCTTATGCAGAGATAGGTGAAATATCGGAATTAAGAGGAAATGGAGAGGTTCTACGAAAAGATCAATCAGATAAACTGCTTGCCGAGACTGCTCTTGGTATTTTTAGCTATGATGATGTGCGCACTGGTAATGGCCGTATTGGCATTACATTTCTTGATTCTACTGTCATTCGTCTCACTGAGCATAGCAAGATTATTATTGATGAGTATATCTATGATCCTGACCCAAGCAAGAGCAAGATGGCGCTCAAGATGGCAAGCGGAACAGCCAGATTTATTACTGGTGCGCTTGGAAAAATAGATAAACAAAACATTAAGATAAGAACCCCCAGTGCCACAGTAGCGGTTAGAGGAACAGACTTTACAACCACCGTTGATGAACTAGGCAGAAGCCTGGTTATATTGCTGCCTAGCCCTGACGGCAGTAGCTCTGGCGAAATTACAGTAGAAACAATGGCAGGCATTGAAGTATTGAATCAACCCTTTCAAGCCACAATGGTCAGTATGTCCGAAAGCCCGCCTACAAAACCAGTTACCCTATCGAACATGACGTTGGGTTTCATAGACAATCTTTTAATAGTCACCCCACCCGATGAGGTACAGCAAGCGGTAGAGGAACAATCACAAAGCTCAACCAATGTATTGGATGCTGATTTCTTAGAGGAAAATGACCTGGATGATGACAGTGATTTATCTAAAGACGAGCTACAAGAAGAAATAACAAGACTAGATATAGACTTGTTAGCGGTTGATTTTCTACAAGACCTACTAGAAATGATTGAAACAGTGGCCGCAGGAGGCAAGGATGACGGAGCCGCAGGAGAGCTAGACGGGGTAAAACTAGAAGGTATTATTCCTGGGTTTGATCCTAATGCTCAAGTCTATACTTTTGTAGAGGGAGAAATCTTTACCTTGTTCAGACAGGTAGAGAACACAATAGATTTGGAGCTGGATAAGGCCGGTGGCTATAACATCCAAATCTTATCGGCTGGTAGGCTTATAAATGTTACAGTGAACGGAGGAGGCGAGAATGAGATCGTTATTAATCAGTCTGATTAGTTTATCTGCCCTCTGCGCCTATGCGGGAGACAATTCTACCGAGGTTAGAATAAAAGGAAGCTCAACGGTTATCTATATTGATCAAATAGGTTCGGGCAATACCGCTAGAGTATGGTGCGGAATATCTGAAGGCACTTACACTACCCATAATTGCAGCAATGCAACCATAGACATAGACCAGGAAGGCACCGGGAATACTGCTAGAGCCTATAGTCAGGTGGCTAACCACACCGGTAATGAGTATAAAATAGATCAAGACGGTAATGATAACTTTGGTTATATAGACGCTGATGACGATTCAAATGACATGGATGTAATACAAAACGGCAACGATAATGATGCCGAAATCTACATGCAGGGTGATGACAATGTTTATAAAATCACCCAGACAGGCGATGATAAAGAAGGCGAGATAAGGGCTTTTGGTGATGATTCAGAATTTACCATAACTCAATCAGGGACAGGGGAACATTACGCTAAAATATATGCCAGCACTTCTGCTGATAATAATGACGCAGAGATTACACAATCAGGGAGTGGCGATCATTACATGAGGCTTAATTTTTATACAGACGACTACACTGTGGATGCCACACAATCAGGAACAACCAATAAAAGCATTACAGCTACTTATAATTGCAGTACCAACTGTAATAAGACCATCACCATAAATCAAAGTGACTAGGTTTTTCCAACTGTTGGTTATTGTTGTTCTGTTGGGTGTGCCTTTGGTGCAACAATGGATACCCCTTGAAATACTAAAACTCAAGACCTTTGATGCGTTCGTTACGGAGCAACAATCTTCTGGGTATTTTTCTATATTAAACATTACTGAAGAAGATGTTGAAGTAGAAGGCGGTTATCCGTTTCCCAGAAAACGATTAGCTGAAATACAAGATGACCTTGTAGCACAAGGCGCATTAGGGGTCGGTTGGGTCATTAGCTTTCCGCAGAAGGATCGCCTTGGTGGCGATCTGGAGTTTGCTAAGAGTCTTGCGTCTGCGCCTAGTGTGGTTGCAACTTTTGAAAACGATAACGGCACTTACCCCATGACCACGGGCACCGTTATTTTGGGTCAGGATCACGGCGGCTTTAAAGCCAAAGGCGTGGTACAAAACATTCCGTTGCTGCGAGAAGCGGCCTATGAAGGGATTGCGGTTGCACCAACCGAGGTTGACCAACTGGTAAGGCGTATGCCATTATTACTAAGAACCCCTGACGGATGGGTTTCTGCCTACGGCACAGAGGTTCTAAAAGTTTTAACTGGTGCGGACACCTACCTAATAAAAACTTCAGAAGCAGGTATACAAGAGATTAGAGTTAAGGGCCTGCCGCCAGTTAAGACCGATACCTTGGGCAGAAAATGGATCAGTTGGGTCAACACCCCTGAATTTTCTCTAACAGAGATTAAAAGCACAGAGCTCATTAAAAATCGTTTTGTGTTTGTCGGTGTCACAGCAAAGGGGGTTATGCCTCAAATAGCAACGCCTGCGGGTCTTTTAGAACCACACAAAATACAAACAGCGTTGTCTGAAAGCATTTTAATAGAAGACAGTCCGTTAATTCCTGATTATGCGTTGCTCGTTGAGTTGGGAATATATTTAACCACAACGGTTCTGGTTTGGGTGCTATTAAACTTTTTTGGTGTCACCTGGGGATTAGTCTTCTTTTTAATACTAAATGGCGCTGTTGCTTATTCAGGGTATTATTTAATTCAGTCCAATTTATTAATTGACGTTACCTGGTCATTAATATCCGGATTTATTACAGGCTCTGTAGCGTTTTATTTGAATTTTAGAGAGCAGTACAGGCTCAGACAAGAGATTAAAAAGCAGTTTGAACACTACCTTGATCCCAGACAAGTAAAAAAACTACAGGACAACCCAGAACTGCTTAAATTAGGCGGCGAAAAAAGATACGCAACCTACTTGTTCACCGATGTTAGAGGGTTTACCTCTATGTCTGAGTCGTTGCCACCCGAAGATGTGACCTATATTATGAACCGGGCGTTGACGGCACAACAACTATCGGTGCAGAAATACGAAGGCATGGTTGATAAATACATAGGGGATGCAATGATGGCGATATTCAACGCACCTTTGGATCAACCGGCCCATGAAAACCTGGCAATTAATTGTGCCTTGGATATTATGAAAAATATGAAAGAGCTAAATAAAGAGCTTAAAGGTAAAGACTTGCCTCCGGTTGCTATCGGTATCGGTATTAATTCAGGTGAGGCGGTAATTGGCAATATGGGCAGCGATAGTCGGTTTGACTATACGGCGATTGGCGATGCGGTAAATACGGCAGCACGACTTGAATCGGCGACCAAAGAGGTGGGTGTTGATTTGCTCATAGGCAAAAATACTGCTCAATTCACAAAATTTAAGTTAAACTTAATAACAACAATTAAAGTTAAAGGCAAGGCTGATGCCTTGGATGTGTATACGGTATAGGTGAATTATGAGTGATGACCATTATCCTAGCGGAAGATTTGGCGGCGACATGGATCGCAATGAAGTCGAAATGGACCTTAACAAGTTCATGGCAATGATCGAAGAGATCGGTGGCCTTAAAGACAAGATCAGGGAGTTGGAGGACGTTAATAACAATAACCCTTATCAAAAGATTATCTTTGTGGCTCAAGCTGTTGATAGCTGGAGAATCTTTCCTAGAGCCTTTTTGTCTATTTATATGTACTTGCTGTACTACACAACTTTCTGGTTCATGGATTTACCAGAACCCAGTTTTGAACAATCAGGTTTAATCTCCATTGTTGTCGGCGCAGGTGCTGCCTGGTTCGGACTCTACGCAGGAACATCAGGGAGTTCAAAGAGCTTTAAAGGTGAAAAAGAATAAACGGAGAATAATATGGCTATTGGTTTAAGTAAGTGGTTTAAAGAAACGTTTCTAGGTGTCGAAGAAAAGGTAGTGAGAAATCGTACCAAGAAGGGAAGATATGTAGCGGACGATAAGTCAACACCAAACATTAATGAAGCATATAAAACCATTAATATTAAGAAAAAGAAAACTCTTAACATTAAGAAAAAGAAATGAAGTTGGCTATAGCCCTGGGTGTGGCTTTCTTTATATCGGCTTCTATTAATGCGATTATGTTTACTAAATTAGACACAGCAAAAGTTGAGCTACAAACCGCTATTAATAATCAAGCGGTGCTTGAAAGAACTGTTCAAGAGCAAAATGAACAGATCGTAAAAGCTCTTGAATCGGCAAAAAAGACCCAAGCTCAGATTCAAAATCTGAACTCCCAATACTCTGCAAGCCAAGCGCAAGTAACAAACTTAAGAAATAAGTTTGCTAAACACAATCTTGAAGGCATGGCTCTAGCTAAGCCTGGATTATTGCAAGGTAAAGTTAATAAGGCTTCGGCAAGAGTGGTTGAGAACTTGACTACAATAACCCATCCAGATCAATTTGATGAAAAAGCTGCTGATAATACCATTACTACTAATTAACGGGTGTGGCACATATTCACTTTTAGGTGAATTGGCAGACAGACAACCACAAGTTAAGCCTGTGGAAGTGGTTAGCGTGGCAAAAAGAGCGCCGATTTATCATCCACCATTGCCAGAAGCTATTGAATCTGCTGCGATTGAGTGGAGAATACTTTCTCCTGATGTGATGCAGGAATACTTAAACGCAATTGAGGCTGGAGAAGAACCGCGAGTAGCGTATTATGGTCTAACTTCTCAAGGTTATGAGAATTTATCTATGACAATGGGCGAAATTACCCGATACATAGAACAAATCCTTCATGTTGTAGGGTATTATAGGGAGTTAGACGAAGAAGAGGAAAAAGAATAATGGCTTACAATAAATTTCAAATGCGTCCAGGGATTAACCGAGAGGGGACCGCCTTTTCAGCCCAAGGCGGGTGGTTTGACGGCAACCTTGTTCGCTTTAGAAAAGGGTACCCTGAGAAAATAGGGGGTTGGGTCAAAGAACAGGTTGCCACTTATTTAGGCACTGGTCGTGCTTTACATGCGTGGGTGTCTCTAGCCACCACTAAATATTTATCTGTTGGCACGACGGTAAAATACTATGTTAAAGAAGGGGATAATTTTTATGATATTACCCCAATAAGAGCTACAACTTCAGCGGGGGACGTCACGTTTTCAGCGAGTAATGGTTCCTCCACTGTCACTGTTGCTGATACTTCTCACGGCGCTAGTAAAGGAGATTATGTTACCTATAGCGGAGCCGCTTCATTAGGCGGACTGGTTATTGCCGCAGCACTCAACCAAGAATACTCTATTGATTCAATCGTTGACGCCAATAGCTATAAAATTACAGCAAAAGACACAGACGGGGATACGATCACGGCTAATTCCAGTGACTCTGGAAACGGGGGCAGTAGTGTTGTGGGCGCCTATCAAATCAACGTGGGCTTGGACAATTACGTGTCTGGCTCAGGGTGGAGTGCCGGTCCTTGGGGCGACGGAACCTTTGGTTCTGCTTCAGGACTTGCTTTTAATAATCAATTAAGGCTTTGGACACAGGACAATTTTGGAGAAGACCTTATCATTAACCCAAGAGCCGGGGGGATTTTTTATTGGACCGAGAACAACGGAACAAGCGTTCGTGCTGTCAGTTTAACCGCTCTAGGGGCCAATTTACCTCCCACATTAGCACTGCAAACTTTGGTTAGTGATATTGACAGACATGTTATTTGTCTAGGTGCAGACCCTTTGGATGATGCAGGAGTAGCTAGAACCAGTGCCATTGATCCCATGTTTATTTGTTGGTGCGACCAAGAAAATATTAATGAATGGGAACCCACTTACACCAACACCGCCGGATCACTAAGACTCTCGGCGGGAACTCAAATAGTGGGGGGACTGCGTTCCCGACAAGAAGTTTTAATTTGGACAGACGATGCGCTTTATAATATGCGCTTCATTGGTCCTCCGTATACTTTTGGAGTCAACCTGATTAATCAAGGGATAGGTATGATTTCACCAAAAGGTGCTATTAATGCACCACCAGGAGTTTTCTGGATGGACCGCTCAGGTTTTTACACCTATACCGGTACTGTTAGCAGGCTCCCCTGCTCGGTGCACGAGTATGTGTTCACTGACTTTAACCAAGAACAGTCTTTCAAGGTGTTTGCTTTCCTAAACCGTCAGTTTAATGAGGTGGGATGGTTCTATCCTTCCGGCGACTCTTTAGAAATTGATCGCTATGTGACGTACAACTATCAGGAGAAAGTTTGGGCTTATGGGCAATTAACCCGTTACGCATGGCTGGATGAAGGGGTACAGCCTTATCCGAGAGCAACCGGAGTAGACACAAGCAATTATGTTTATAAGCATGAAACAGGGAACGATGCAGACGGTTCACCCATGGACAATGTTTATATTGAATCCGGTGATTTCGCCTTGGACGGTATAGGCAACACCTATACACAAATACAAAATGCTATACCCGATGTTCGTTTTCTCGGTGACGGTGGCTCGGACCAAGTGGTTAATTTTGTGTTAAAAACAAGAAATTTTCCTAATGAGACTTTAACAACCAAAAGCACTAATCAAGTAACAGCGAGCACAACTAAAGTTGATCTACGAGGAAGGGCACGACAAGCAGTGGTTCGCTTAGAGTCTGACGACGATGCGACAACCAATGAAAGGCTTGGGGTTGGTTGGAGGCTCGGGGACATGAGGCTTAATACTAGGTCTGACGGGCGAAGATAGTGGCACGATTACTGGACACACGATTGCCCACTGCCATGGACGAAGTGGACTCCGATTTATTTAACCGTTTAGTAAGAATCCTGGAATTAAATTTACAAGGCTTTGATCCCACGGCAACTTATCAGTATACTAACACGGTCCGCGATAAAAACTTGTTTAGTCGTGGAGACATCATTTGGAACCTGACAGAAGACGGTCTTCAGGTCTTTGATGGCAAAGAGTGGCAAACATTATACGCGCCCAGTGGAAAGGGTGTGAAGGCCACGGGACAGCTCGGCAAACTAACAGTGTCGACAAACGGTGCAACCACGGTCCCAATACTATAATGCCTATAACAAAAACAAACGGCGGCTATAAATGGGGTAAGTCCGGAAAGACTTATCCAACAAAAGCCGGAGCAGCAAGACAAGCCCGGGCAGCATATGCTTCGGGATATAAAGGATACAAATACGGAGGAACTGTGGCTGGTAAATTTGGTGGAAACCCCCCATGGAAAGGAACCAAAGGTATTGCCGGAATTGCGGCACAAATGCCTATGGGACAAAGAGGAGGCTACAAAAGACCTCGACCTGGAGGCAGGAACACCACTGCGCGGGGAATAGAATGGGCAAGAGTGGCTGAAGACAAACAAACGTCCCGTGACATGGCTTTCATAGCTGAAAAAATAGATCCTCAGACCTATATAGCTCAAGGCATGTCTGAAGCAGATGCAGTGGCAGAAGCTCAGCGCCAACAAGACAAATACGGCACCCCTGCGGAATACCGGCAGTGGCGCTACATGAAAAATTTTGGAAGAGGCAGCGAAGTAGGCACAAGAGAAGAACTAAGAGCAGCGGGTGTTAATGCTTTACCGAGCTTGGCCACAAGCTATGGAATGCCGAAAAACTTTGTGGAGGAAATAGCCCCCTACATGCAAGAACACGGCACCGCTGTAGGTGCTCCCGCGCCAAGAATACCTCAAGAGGAACTGGAAAAGTTTCTCTCTGAAAACCCTTTAGGCATAAGGTCCTTGCCGCAATGGTGGGGAGGATAATATGTCAAATGCAATGACAAACCCTTTTGAAAACGAGCTACCAACAGTTGAAAGTTTAGGCATGCCTGTAACTATGACGCCTATGGATGCGTTTAAATTTGCCAGGTGGTACATAGACAAATTTGGCCATAAAGGTCCAATGGGTCCCGAGGAATGGATACAGTTTGGAGACCAGTGGAAAGAAGAAAGTGGTTATGCCTCAAGTGGGACAACTGTTGCGGGACAAGGCAGTGGTTTAGACGATTACTTGAACGATAGAGGCTCTGGTAATAACAATAATGCTGACAACAATTACACAGGTTCTTCGGCTAACAATTACACTGAGTCTTCGGCTAACAATTACACTGAGTCTTCGGCTGTGGATTATTCTGAAGATCAATTAGATGAAGATGGGTACCCTAAAGAAGCTAACGAGGGAGATGTTTTTACAGACGGTCAAGGAAAACAATGGGAAGCCCATAATGCCCAGACAGTTGATTCTGAAACAGGGGAAGTAGTTAGTGAAGAAACAGAGTGGCGCCCTTATTCTGGTTCTGCTTCCTCAAAAATGTCCGGAGGTCTAGCTGATCTTTTTGATCTCTTAAGTGGCATTAAAGGTATTGAGGGAGACTATGGAAGAGCAGGAAAGTGGGGTCTTCTTGGACAAATATTTGGCGGACAGTTTAGTGACGGCATTGGAGCAGGGCTGCCTGGAGCATTAGGAAATATTTTAGATATATTCGGTCTTGGCCAAGGTTCAATAGGAGATTCGGCAAAAGAAGGAGACTGGTCCGAACTTTTAAAACAACTATTAGCGGGGAAAAAAGATTTGGAAATGGTTAAACGGTTGGAGGTCCCCGTAGGACAAATGGCATCGCAAAGCAAGGTCGGAAAAGACTGGGGCCTGCCTTCCAAGGAAAGCATGGTAATGCAGGGACTAGGGCCTAACTATCTTGAGGGGCAAAAATACGCAATGAACAAAGGGGTACCAATGCCCGCAGCCACGCACGTTGGAGGACTGCCTTTAGTGGAAGAAATAGAGGGCGGTGAGCAAGGCGGAATTATGGGGCTTAAAAGCCATGGGGACATCACTCCAGCTTTCCTTGAACCGGGAGAATTTGTGTTTACCAAAAAAGCAACGGATAATGTAGGGGCCAAACGATTATATAAATTAATGCAACAAGCGGAACAAATGGGAATGAGATAATGGGCGAGTATTATACTAAAGACGCTGAAGGAAATTTTGTTTTGGCAGACACGATGCCGGGGGGAGAATACGGTCCTAGCTCCACGATTGGTTTTGAAGCCCCTTGGGTCGAGCAATATCGACGTGGGTTCTTTGACAATCTAACAAACCTGGTTCGCGACCCTATGCCTACGCCTCAACGGGGGGTGGCTGGACTAGATCCGTTTGAAATGCAGGCACGAGCGCTCAGTGGCGGCTTGGGCGGTTTTCATCCCTACTTACAACAAGCGGGGGGAGCTTATGGACAAGGGCTCGGGGCCCTGGGCCAAGGGACACAAGCCGGATACATGGGAGCACAGGCGTATGACCCAAGTATGGGCAAAGCCTTTTACAACCCTTACGAAGATCAAGTGGTACAAAAATCTCTTGATGATGTGTACAAAAACTTTACACAACAAGACATGCAATCAAGGGCCGGTGCAGTAGGTTCAGGAGCCTATGGTGGCGGTCGTGGACGACTCATGGCACAAGAACGCTTTAATCAACTCGGTCAAGGTATGGCGGGCACAGCCGGACAACTAAGACAACAAGGATACTCTCAAGCACAACAACAAGCACAAAACGCTTTTGCCGATCAGCAACGAAGGATGCAGCAAGCAGGGCAAATGGGTATGACAGGAGCTGGTATGTACGGGACCCTTGGATCGGGGATCGCGGGCCTCGGAGGAACAGGACAACAACTCTTACGTAACCAAATGGCGACACTAGGCGGTCTTGGTCAAACGGCCAGAGGTATACAAGACACTATGTACGGTTCGCAGTTCGATGCTGCCAATCAATTAGCTAAAGAGCCTTACCAAAGAATGCAGTTCCTTTCCCAGATGATGCAAGGAATGTTGCCGCAAGGACCAACAACGGGGATTAGTACAGTCTATAACCCTTTTCAAGAAGGACAGCCCACTATACAAGACCTCCTTTTTGAATATTTTGGGACCCAGTAATGGCAGGCTGGAGTCACAGACCTTTATTTAAAAACCCTACTAACATGATGGGCGGTGGTCCCGTGGGTATGCCTAAAGGTATTTCTGGGTACGAGCAAGGAAGCGTGGTCGAAGAAATGCCTGCGTACAGACAAGAACAGTTGGCTAAAGAAGCGGAATATCAAAAGGAAATAGAAAAAACAGCGCGTCTTTTTTCATCGAGTGACCCGAATCGTTTCCGTTTGCCTAGAGACTATGAGTCGGAGATTCACTGGCACGCTAAGAACATTGCCGGTGGGCACCAGGTTCCTAAAGAACAAGTCATGCAGGACTTGGCGAAAGCTATAGAGACACAAAGAGGCGCTCCTAAAATGAGGCACGGAGGCATTGTTAGACTTCAAACAGGGGGGTTGTTTGAAGGCGAAGAGATTGTAGAAATTAATCCAATGTTAAACCAGATGGCTGGACAGGGGGGATCAGGCATTGCGTCTGTTTCCGCTGAACCCGCACCTGGGGCTGCACCTGAGAGAAATGTTCCAAACGAACGGGGCATTATTGAACTGGCTATGGACGCCGAAGAAGTGGAAGACGACGAACCTATAATTGCGTTCGCTAAACAAGAAGCCAAAAGTAAACTGGATGAAGAGTTTAATATATTAAAAAGCACGGCTCAAGCTGAAGCAGCACAGGGCGAAGACCCTTCTTTCATTATTAAACGGAGCATGGACAGCCTTGCTCGTTCCGCCAATGTTATTGAACAAGAGGTTATGGAAAATTATCCAGAAGTTCCAATGGACGCCAATTTAATTAGCAGTGAAGACCTTGAGCCTTACCAACAAGAACTGGTCGCTGTGTTTGAAACCCCTGAAGTGGGTAGTGAAGAACCGTTAATGGACACCGCTATCCTAGCCAAGAGAGGCGGACTGATTCCAGGGTATGAAGACGGTGGTGTAACGGAAGTGCCGGAGGAATGGGCTTGGATTGATGAAGACATAAGAGAGAGCGGGGTGTCTTTAAAAGAGGCCGAAGCCCTTATGATTAAAAAATACGGCCCTGAAATAGCTAAGCTGAGAAAAATGTATGAAACGGAAACAGATCCAGAAACACTTACCAAAAGAAGAATGGAAGAAAGGTTAATGCCTGCCGATGAGCTTATAAAAAGAAGAAAAGAACAACTGGGAGACACCCGAGTTGCTGATCTTGTCGAGGCCATGAAAACCGGGAAGTTTATGGGTTCTACTAAACCTAAAATACTTCCTCACGTTGGAGGAACAGGAACAACAATATTACCTATGGAAGCGGGAACTATAAAAGATAATATGGAACTTATAAGACAATACGGTAAATCTTTTAATGAAGAAGGTAATCTCAGGCCCATGCCTATCGAACTCGAAGAGATTGTAGTTGATGCGAAGAAAAGAGGCGGACCAAACCAACCACCACCGGGTCCAGACGGAACAACACCGGGTCCAGACGGAACAACCCCTGCTTCTACTCAATCTTCCTCTATTCAAGCAGCATTAGACGCAATAACGGACCTTCAAAAAGGTTTTGAAGGCAGGGCAGCTACTCTTGAAACAGGGATTAAGAAAGGCGCAAAAGACCTGACCGACGTCTATGACGCCGAGATAGAGAAATCTAACACGGCTATTACAGATGCGAACACGGCTATTGGTAAGACTCTAGTTGCCTATGAAAAAAATATTCCTGAACTGGCTGTTTTAAGAGCGCAGACCTCTGGAAAACCGTCCTTTGCTCAAAGAAGAACCTTAGCAAAACGATATGAGTTAGAAGCAAAAAACAATGCACAAGACGTAAGGGCGCAATTAGCGGGCCTAGACAAAAAAGCAGCGGAAGCCAGACGCACTAACGATGTTAAGGCTTTAAGAGACGTTAAGCTGGCACAACTTAACGCCATCAACAGCCTAAAAGAAATGGGTCTTGAAGAAGGAACAAAAATGCAAATGGACAGGCTGATTACAACCCTGGAGCATGAAATGAAGTTAGATGAAATTAGAATGGAGGCAGAACTTGCAAAAACAAACACAGGTGTAAACCAACAATTGATAGACGCCATGAATGATCTTAAAACAAGACTAGCAAATGAAACAGATCCAGAAGCAAAAGCCTTACTTAAGTCAGAGTTGGATACTTATAGAACCGTGGTCCTAGGACAAAAAAGCCCTCAAGCTCAAATTACGAATGCTTTACTTGAAGGAAACTATAAAGAACTTTTCTCTGCGTATTCGGTGGAAGATATGCAAAGATATGCGCCTAGTTTACAAGGAGAAAAAACCATACAGATTGAAGGCAAACCTGCTCCTATAACGGGAACTTTCCCTGAGTTGTACAACATGCTTGTTTCTCAGAAAAAACCAAACAAAGATGTTTTTTACACAGACAAAGAAATTGTAGAGATTTGGAAACGCGGCACAAAGAGGTAAGACATGGCTCGAGAAAACCCCTTTTCTGCATGGTTTGAAGACACTCCTCCTCCAACAACCCCACCCGAAGAAGAAAGAGAAAACCCTTTTTCTGCGTGGTTTGATGATGACCAAAGCATAACTCCAATTACAGAAATGCCTGAAGAAACTTTGCCTTCCGGTGATCCAAGAGACGAAGGCTTTTTCCCCATATTAGGCAGAACCATTGACGAACTACAAGCAAGTGGTTGGGCAGGGTTACGCGTTCTTGGAGAAGCAACAGGGTCAGAGAGGCTTATAGAAGTAGGGGATGAGGGAGTTAGGTTTAACGAAAGACAGGTTGCTAAGTACGGCAGGCCTATGCAAGTTGAGGACTTTGAAGATATAGGGGACCTCGTGCCTTTTATCAAACAAGGGATTGCACAAATCCTTCCCTCCATTGCAATTTCTATGCCGACAGCGATCGCTGGCGGTAGAGCGGGGGCCACGGCGGGAACCTTTGTTGGAGGAGTCCCGGGAGCTGCGGTTGGTGCGGTTTTAGGTGGTGCTTTAGGCGCTTTCCTTCCTTCTTTTATACTCAGCACCGGTGAGGTAGATCGTGAGATGAAAGCCAGAGCCGGGGAAGACTTCGAGGATCCCGGTGCAGCGTTCACCGGTGGAGCACTGGTTGGTGCTCTTGACGTTGCCTCGGTTGCTTTCGGTCTTAAGCCATTGATGCCTGTTATTTTAAAGAAGGCCTCCATTAAAGACATTACCGATAAACTAATTTCCGAAGGGGTAGAAAAAAGTGTAGCACAGGCTGCTGTTTCTCAAGCCCTTGCCGCTTCTTTAATTGAGGGTAGCACAGAGGCAAGCCAAGAATATATCGAAGACGCTATGGCAGAATCAGCAACAGGAATAGCCAGCGAAGAAGGGCAGTTGCAAAGCGCTTTACTCAATGCGTTTTCTTTAGGCGCCATAGGTGGTGTCAGCATGGGTGGGGTGTCGGGTTATATCAGCCAAGGGAAAACCAATAAACTTTTACAAAACGAAAAGGAAATTGCTACGCAACTTGAAACCATGGAACAAGAGGTTCAAGATCAAGTAAACCTTGAGGGTAAGACATGGAAAGACATGAAGTTACGAGAACTAAAAGAAGAGGGTAAAGCAAGAGGGCTCGATCTTGAAAAAGTAAGAACAAAGAAAGAGGCTATAGAAAAACTCACAAATGACGCTATTACCGAAAAGAAAAAGGACCTTATGTATGCGTACCTCGTTGAAGAGTTTGGCAACCTTTCGCCACAAGAAATTGTAGAAAGACAAAAACTTCGGGCAGAACTAGAAGCAATTGCAGAAAGGGGTCCAGAAGGTATTAACGAGCTAATTCTTATAGCCGAAGGCTCTACCCTGGAAAAGAAGGGCGAAAAAGACATCCCTACAATTGACACTAATCGAAAGCAATCGGTAGGCTCTTTAATTAATCGAATCCTTGACCGTCATGCGATAGACAGAAGAGCGGAGGAAGGCAACTCTACGTCCCTTTTGTTTAGGGCCGCTTTGACCAAAGAATATCAAGACAGGAAAAAACTTTTGTTAAAAGAAAAGCGTCCGGCCCTTGTACAAATGCTTAAGGCCCGAGGACTACGCGCCTCCACAGAAGTGTTTGATAAAAAAGGAAAGGTGATAGGAAAAAAAGTGGCTACTAATGAACAGATAGTGCAAATGCTTTTAGACCATGATGTTTTTCTTTTTCGACACAAACAAAGAATGGAAAATTATTATGAGGGTAAAGGCTATAATCGCACAAAACTTTTGCCGTTTACCAAAGGCCGTTATCGGAAAAAAATAGAAAAAGAAGGGCCTAGTCAAAAATACAACATCGTGACAGTTAGGGAAGGCGATGTTGAGAGAACGACCTGGGGAATAGACGAGACTTGGGAACAGTTTGTTGACAGAGAGACAGGAGAAGCCGGTACTGCTGTGGAGATCACTTATGAGGTTGACGGCAAACCCTTGCACGAAGTAATGCCCGAAGGCTCTTCTAATATAAGAAAAGACGACCTTGATTTTGAACAAAGAAACGTGGTGGCTGACGAAGAAGGTGTCCTTACAGGGGGCTCAGGTCTTTTTGATAGCTATGAAAAGGCAAAAAGAGATAAGCGTAAAAAAGTGGTGGTCAAAGAGGTAAGACTAGAGCACAACCCGGATCTTACTCCTCAAGGAGATCCAATAGGCGGAATCATCGGGGCGCTTAGGCATTGGTTTGCTCCTAGTGGTCCTTTGGGGTGGAGCGGTTTTATGGCAAAGCGTCAAAGAATTGCGAACATCCGTAAAATGAACCAGTTTATAAACCAGGCCGCTAAAAGAACAGAGATGGCTCTCTCCCATTCGGTGTCTCACGGAGAATACGCGAACGAAGAAATGGCACAAGAGGCATTAAGACGAGCGCTTAACGCAACCACTCTAAGATTTAAGCGTACCACAAAGAACATTAAGGACGCTGACGGAAACGTTGTTGAAGAGGCCGAAACAGCGGAGGTAGAAAGGGAGCTAGCTGAACGCAGGGAGAGGGTTAAAGCAATAGAAAAAACGCTGGCTACTTTTGAGGCCCTTTCAGGGGAGGACATTGCTGCTTATGAAGGCCCTAGCCGGGAAACCTGGATTCAATTAAATAAAGAGGAACAAAAACTTTTGATTACCAGACATATTTTAAAAGGAGATATTTTAGAGCTCGAACAAATACTAGATCCAAAGGCAGTTAAGCTTAATCCGGCTCAAGCGGCCAACCGGCTTTTGTCGCCGTCTCTCAGAGAACCCTTCCTCGAGATACGTTCTTTTATTGATATGATGAGTGAGCGTTTATTAAGAGAACTTCCTCAAGAACTTCTTCAAACCAAAAGAAAAGGAGCGGCTTTAGAAGAGGTAATTAAAGAAAACCTCGGCAATTACATGACGCGTTCTTATAAGATATTTGAAGCGGGTGGTTTCTATGATCCAACAAGTTGGTGGCAAAGAAACCTGCCGACAAAAAGCGCTAAGGAAATAAGGAAAAACATCGCTGCCGTTGAAGAAATGCTTGTTGAAAGAGGTTCTTCTAGGGAAGCAGCTAAACAAGAGACAAGAAGAATTGCTGCGGGAATGGCCCACCAGCAGCCTATTGAGTCGTTTACTGGGTTGCGTGTATTAGGGAGAGACGATCCAGCCTCGACAGGGGAAATCGGGTTTGAGTCTTTGACCAAAGATGTTTTGTTAATAAGGCAAAGAATACCTAAGCCAATAAGGGCTTTAATGGGAGAGGTGACTAACCCGCTAGAAGCGGCAGCCGTGACCACAGCTAGGCTTTCTGCGCTGCTTGAAAACAATCGTTTTTGGCAGACCTTAGCTGTATTGAACGAAGAAGCGGGACAAAGACTTTTTTCTCCTGTGCCTTTAACTGGAGAGCAGCTAGGAAAGGCTCCGGGATGGTTGGGCAAAGACAAGGGGTTTTATTATCAAGTTAATACAGAGGGCTACAATCCTTTTAATGGAATGTACACAACTAGGGGTGTTGCTGAGGCTTTAGGGCAAATGGGGGCAGCGCAAGAAATGATTACCAGTGGTATGAACGCGTCTATTTGGAAAAACCTTGTACTAACACCTAAGGCATGGACACAGCTTGGTAAAATCGTGCTCAGTCCGCCCGCACAAATCAGAAACTTTATCAGTGCGACCATGTTCGTAATGGGGAATGGACACATCCTAGGAATAGCCAGAAATTTTCCCAAAGCCATGAAAATAATTTCTCACGAGCTCTGGGAAGGAGGCATTGATTCTCAGGGGCGCCCCATTAGCGCAAGACAAAATGCTCAAAGAACCTATAGGCGCCTACAAGAATTAGGGGTTCTTAACACCAGTGTCCGCTTAGGAGATGTTTTGAATACGTTTAGGCTGGCTAATTCCGGAATGTTCCAGGAAGCCGGAGACTTTACGGCTATTTTATGGAGCCCTCTCAGGGACAAATATAAGAGAGCCGAACAGTTTTATACCGCTGCGGATGATTTTTGGAAAATTATTGCGTATTACTCTGAACTACAAAACTTTGAGAAAATATTTAAAACAGAGGCGGACTACAAGGAAATGCTCGACTGGTCCAGAGAATTGGGTATGCAAGAAACACTAAACAAAAATGATTTTATAGCGGCACGAGAAGAATTAGCCGCTTTCTATGTTAGACAAACGGTGCCCAACTATGATTATGTGGGAGGTTTTGCTGATATTTTAAGAAGCGGGGTGGGCGCTCCCTTTGGAAACTTTATTGCCTTCCCTACAGAGTTAGTTAGAACCAGCGCCAATATCAATGCGCTTGCGTTTAAAGAAATGGGCTCTAATAACTGGCAAATACAAAAACGAGGTGCTGCGAGAATGGCTGGATACGGTGTCTCGGCTTTCGGTATCGGAGCAGCAGCTCAGGCTATTGGACAAGCAATGCACGACATAGACGACGAAGACCTAGAGGCAAGTAGGTTTTTCCTTGCAGATTGGGCAAAGAACAACCTGTTAATTCCGATAGAAAAGAAAGATGAAGCAGAGGGTGGTGGTTTTGATTATATTGATGGAAGCTATGTTCTTGTTTACGATGATCTTGCAAGGGTTCCTTTTGCCACGCTTCGAGAGTACGAGGAGGGTCGAGAAGAAGGCAGGGGAATTGGGGAAAGTGCGTCGATTGCCATGGCCAAAACCATAACTGAGTTTATGGAGCCTTATATGGAGCCCAGTATTTTTCATCAGGCCGCTTTAGATGTCCTCCAAAACAGGAACAGTAACACCGGTAAACCTATCTTTAATCCCGCTAAGAGAGAGGCGCTGCCTTTTAATGGCGCAGCGGAAGAAGCTACAACCTATCTTAAATATTTGTGGGACAGAACACAGCCTGGAATAACTGCGGCTGGGGGGAAAATACTGCGTGGACAACGAGCAGAGGAACAGGCCTACGATAATTTTGGCAACAAACAAGAATTAAACGATGCTTGGAAATCTTTTTTTGGCATAAAAGTTAATCGGGTTAATCCTACTTCCAGTTTGAACTTTGCTTTGTCCGATCTTCTTAACCAGAAAAGGGACGCTAAAAAGATTTTTAGTCGGGTGGCTTATAATCGTGGAGCAGTGACACCACAAGAGCTAGAGTCGGCATGGCTAGAGTCACAGAAAGCAACTTATTTTATCAATCAGACTATTCATAATACCTTTAAGGCCGCGGAACAACTAAACGCAAATACCGAGGAGTTGGACACCGTGAAAAAAGACCGGTTTGTCAGTAAAAAAGAAAGAAGAGATTTGATTGAGGAGGGCCTTAATGTTGCTATAAAGCCTTCAAAAACGCTCAAGAAACAATTTGAAACCCGAACGGAACAACTAGAACGCGACGAAGGGATTCGCTCTATTCGCTTTTGGGACGACAACGCTATGGAAATTATCTACGATTATTTTAATGGGCTTCCTCTTGGTCCTGAGCTTGATCCTGCGTCTGTTCGAGAAGAAGAATAAAGTTTTCCAGTCTGGTGTTCCAGGCGTCTGCTGCGCGTTCAAATTCACGTCCTTCTAGGACAAACTCCTGATAAAAGCCGTCCACTGAACACATCATAATCACGCCCTTCTTAATTTCAGTGGCGTGAATTTCGTTGTGTGCTGTCGCATAAGCGGCAAGCTGTTGGAAGTAGTCCCAAACATAGCGCCTTCGTCTTTTAGGTGTGTTGGTTTGTTTAAAATCCATGATAGCTTCCTCGCCTAAGTGTTTTCCAATCACATCAGCGGTGCCGGCATACTTCCCTGGGTAATATAAAGGCACTTCACAGCCGTACACTTGGTCAATGGACGGAAACCCTTGGTCCATGATAGTGCAAGCCATTTTATAAGCTCTCTTTTTTTCGTGGGTGTCTGGGTAATAGTCCCAAATGCTGCCTTCCCTTAACTGTTTTTCAAGAATCTCGTGCATTTCGGTACCTCTGGCCGCAGCCTCGTTCCGTATGCGCTCTGCTTCCTCTTTCCCTACCCGCTCAATCCACTGTTGTAGGCTGTCGTTTTCCGGTTTGGTCTTAGAAAGAATGGTGGTGACAGAGGGCAGCCTTTCCTCTCCGTTTAAATAAACGCGGCCTTTGTCCGTGGTTTCACGAGAAAGGTCAGCGTATTCATAGGGAGAGGAGAAAAGAATGTCTTGTTTCACTGAGCAACGCCTTTATCAATATCCTCGGCCAAACGTTTAATAGCGTAGGCAAAAACATAGCTCTTAGGTCTCTCTGTTCTCTTTGAAATTTTCTCTGCTATTTTTACAATGTCTGTGCGTATAGCTACGCTTTTCCATTTAGTCGTGTCCATGGGACCTCCTTATATTAAATCGTGTTAAATTATACAAAAGTATAAGATGAATAGCAACTGTGGATTAGGACATAGAGTCCCCCCAATTTTTTCCCAGTTCTGCGTCCACCTTGTTCGGGACCTCCAGTTCAACGGCGGCTTCCATGATCTTTACTATGCCTTCGACTTCCCTTTTATCGGAAACAGAGAAGACAAGTTCATCGTGTACCTGTAATAAAGGCGCGTAGGACGCATTATAGCAGTCCAGCATCGCTTTCTTTGTCATGTCGGCGGCTGACCCCTGGATTAGCTTGTTCAATGCCTTATAAACGAAAGCGCGTTTTATGTCTCCGTTGTATTCGTGCATCGCTTCTTTGTATTTCATTGGTCGACCTGTCCCGTACTGGCGTGGTTCCCACATATCGAAATGGCAACGTCGTCCGAGCAGGGTTTTAATATACCCTCGCGTGGTTGCACTACGCATAACCGTGTCAGCCATTTGTCTAACAAAAGGCGCATAGGTATTGAACCGCATTAAAATATCACTGGCCTCTTCAACATCCACACCCAACTGATCCGCCAACTTGCCTTTGCCCATACCGTACATAATCCCTAGTCCTATGGTCTTGGCTGTCTTACGATCAATGCCGGCGAGTCGAGCGACCTCTTGATGGAAGTCAGCTTCTCCGGCTATAAAGGCTTCGGCAATAGGATCAACCCCTTCATACCGTGAACGATAAGCAAAGTGGGTTAATATCCTAGGCTCTTGTTGTGAAAAATCTGCCGAACACCATTTTTGTCCCTCTTCTGGGAGAAACAAAGAACGGATAAGCGGACCCAGTTCCTTATCTCTTGCCGGGACCTGTTGTAAATTGGGGTTGCTCATGGACAGCCTTCCCGTCACTGTGCCTCCGGCCTCTCCTTTAAGTTGTCTAATATCAGCATGAATCCTGCCGTTGTGCTCGTGCTTGATGATGGTGTCGATAAAGGTTTTGTGGGCTTTGTTCAGTTCTCTTACACGCATAATCATCTGCGCCACGGGGTGTTCTTGGTTAGCTAAAAACGCTTTGGTGAAACTAGGGTTGCCTTTAGCTGTGTGGCTGTAAGGAATTTTGCAAGCATCAAAGACTTGTGCCACAGAGTTGGCTGCCCAAACTCTGACGTCTTTAATCCCTGATTCTTTTTCCACATCTTTTAAAGTCTTCTCTTCCTGTTTAACCAACTGTTTCTTTAATTGGTCGGCTCGCTCCAGATCAACGCGTACCCCTGTTGTTTTCATATTAAACAGTACCGGAAATAAATCCGTTTCCAGGTTAAAAATGTTCCATAGGTTCTGGTCTTCGAGGTGAATTTTAAAGTGGTTCCAAAGTTTTAAAGTGAGTGCCGCGTCTTGTGTGGCATAGGTGCCAACATAGGCTGAAGGCAATCGCCACATCTCTGCTTTAGGATCAACCCCCCACTCCTCGGCGGCTTGTTTAAGCTCTGCTTCGGATTTACCTTCTTGTAAATACTCTATGCCAAGAGAATTAAGGGTGTACCAATACATGTTCTCATTAATTAAAGGCGCCACAACCATGGTGTCTACAATGCGGCCTTTAACCTCAACCCCTGCTTGTCTTAACCAACCGACATCGTACATGGCGTTATGAAATACTTTGTCGTTGTCTCCGGACACAATGTCTTTAACAAATTGTAAGACTCTTTTCTTGGGAAAGTTAAAGCCGGCTTCGTGGGCAAAAGGAAAGTAGTCGGCATAGCCGTCACAGGCAACTGAAACCCCGACAATCTCTCCGTCATCTCTAATATAACCGGGACCTTTGCTCTTTAAATTAGGGTCTCGGGTCTCGAGATCGACTGCAATTTCGTCAGCATCGCGTAGTTTCTGGGTAGGGAAAATATCCGGTGGTGTCCATTCTGTTGGCGGCTGAAATGTTTTATAGGCCATATTGTAAGCTCTCATTTTGTGCGTTAATAAGGAAAAGATTTTCTTTGGCTCTGGTCACGGCGACATAGAATTGCCGATGGAGACTGTCGGCGTTGAGCATCGCGTTTAGTTTTTGTGCCGGCGACAGGTCCAACAGTACCGCTACGTTATCCGCTTCTCCTCCCTTGGCTTTGTGTATCGTTGACAAAGCTATCCGCGGCTCAACCTTTAAATCTTCGTTGTTGTTTAGAGCTTTCTTAATGAAGGCTCTTTTTTCTTCTTTAATTTTTTTTGTAAACACCTCTTCCCAAGGAAGCCCTAGACACTCTTCCTTTAGTCCAAAGAGGCTTACTATTTGTTTCTTTGTTAGTTTGTTTTCTTTGTTCTCTTCTTTCCCAGGGGCGGAAAGAAACCCTCTTTTCACTTCGTTCTTTGTTAAGTATCTATAGACTACTTCTAGTTCTCCTATGGTTATATTAGTGCGTTTCTTGTTTAGTTTTTTCCACCCTTCTATTGCTTGGACCATTGAAAAAGGAATATAGCGAAAGCCGTTGTGAGAGAAAGGGGCACCTTGGTTGATTAGTTTTTTGCGTATGTTGTAGCCCTCTTTCTCTCCGTTAAGCATGTAGTCACAAGAGGCCAGGATTAACCACTCGCCTTTTTCCATAGGCAACACGTCCACGGAGGGCAGGTGTTCCAGTCTTCCTTCCTCGTCTCTGGGTAAATAGTTTTTGCTTTGGCGGTTTTGAATGCGGTTGGCAATTTTCTCAGCCACAGTGTGTACTTTTTTAGGGACCCTGAAGGACTGATCGAGGACCACGGTCCTGCCTTGCATAGCGATAAACCGATCCGGTCTAGCACCGTTCCATTCGTAAATGGCTTGGTCATCATCGCCGGCGATGTAAGAAACGGGGACCACGGACATGAGTTTTTCTATTAAGCGCCAGTTTAATTCTGCTAAATCCTGGGCTTCATCTACAATTAAAACCTCCAGTGGGGGCACTTTGCCTTTATTAATAAACTCATTAATCATGTCAGCAAAAGAAAAAATGCCTTGCTCTTCTCTGTACTGAGCCCATGCTTTATCAATGGCTTCGAGTAAGGGAGCCACGACTTTCTGGCGTTCTTTTAAAGGGGTCTTTAAACGTTCCTTGTTGACAGAACGGCAGTTGGCTTTAGCGTTTTCTATGATTTGAAAATAGGGGTCTTCCAGCATCGCTTCCAATGATTTGCGGGTGTTGGCTTGGTAGTTTTGAGTTAGAGGAAAACTATAAACCTCTAAAAATTCTTTAATGTCTATCCCTTCCATGACACGAGTGATGCCCATGGCTCTTTTACAAAAGGCATGGCTGGTACAAAAATAAACCAGGTCTTCCTTAGCAAAACCAAAACGGGTTCGTGCACGATGCTTTCCTTCCTCTGCCGCTTTTACGGAAAAAGAGATAAAGGCTATGCGGTCTGGGTCAGTGCCGTGGTCAAGGTGTTCTTCTATTTTCTTTAGTAGGGTTGTGGTTTTGCCGGTGCCCGGAGGTCCAAAAAACTTATCGACACTACTCATCTTCCCAATCCTTTTTCGGTTTGTTCAGTTTAAAGTCGTCAGCACTCACGCTCAGGGCGGTGTTGTCTTCGGTTTTTAGTACCCAGACAGAGGTGTTCCCTGCCCCTTTGTCAATATACTTTACCGCTGTCGTGGCTCCTAGTGTTTTTAGTTCTGCGTAAATTTCAGCTTCCTTAATGCCTTTCATGCCTTTGAAATCTCTGACATATTTTACTAGGTCTCGACCCCGAAACCACCATTCATGTGCGGCTTCTTCTTCGCTTCGATACACCGCCCCGGCTAAGATCGCCACTCGTGCAGAGGACTCGGTGTTCTTACAAAACTCGGCTATAGCGTCTTGCAGTAGCCCTGATTTTGTCATGTCCGGCGGCACCTCTATTTCCTGGACATTTTGAAGCAGCTTATTGAGCTTGGCTACCCAGTCCCTTTTCTTAATATCGGGAGGACACTGGTTCAACACATCCATGCAACGCTGTTGATACAGGTTAAAGCTGTGCAGTTCCCGTGTCTCAAGAATCAGAGTCTTGCCTTCTATGTTAAGGTGCCATAAGGGAGGGTCCGTCAGGTATTTTCTAAGACCTGATATTTCCACCTCTTTTTCAGAGGGGTCTATACCGTACCTTCGGGTCACGCATATTCCGCTTTGGCAATGGTTCACCAATGGCGGTGTGGTACACTTGTAACGATAGTCCGATTTCTCAAGACTATTCATTAAGGTATTCAGCTCAGCATGTGACAGGGGCTTGTGGCACGCTGTTTTGTTTACCTCCTGAAGTTTGTCGCGCCACTCATCACTTTCCGGGTGTATTTTTCTAAACAATACCCCGTAAGAGAAAAGAGCGTCGTTGCGGGTGCCTTCAGGTATCCCGTTTAGCTTCATGTGTACCAAACACGGCGGGGCCTGATCCCAAAAGGAATCGGCCGGACCCTCCCCGTTTGTCTTTCTGCTTTTCTTTGTTGGTTTAAGTTGGTCAAGTTGTTCCTCTGTAATAGCGGTTTTCTTAACGGCTCTAATAAATTGTTCCGGGTCGAGCATGTCTCCCTTCTTGTTCAACCCATAGCGAGTGGTGTCCTCTCCTCCGAAATAGGGCATGTTTAACCAGTTCCCTGTTTGTTTGTGCTTCTCTGTCTGTTTACTCCACTGGTGTTGCTTGGGAAAAATCTCGTCTCCGGTTCGACCCATAGCGGCGGCAATCTCTTCGAGTTTACTTTTAAATTTGAACGCAGGCACCGGCTCTTTTGTAAAGAGAAACAAATGCACCCCGCCCGATTTGGTCAGACAGGGGACCAAGGGCAACTGCATGTCTTTGATTAATTTTTGTAGGTGTTTTATGTCAACCGGGTATTCATCAACGTCAATGCACCCCCATCGACAGGTTTCGTTATCGGTGATCGGAATGACTCCGATAGAGGTTGTGCCTTCCAAGTGGGACTGCCAGTGGACCAAGGACAAAGGTTCTTGTAAAGTGCGACCTCTACCGTCTTTCTTTGTGCCTTTTGCTGTTTGTTTTGTTCCCTGTATTTGATAGATGCCATAAGCACGGTCAAGTCCCGCGAAAATCGACATAAATTCTACTGCTATTTCCTTCATGGTGCCCCTTAGATAAGGGACCCCATACTCTCCTTGTGTTTAAAAGTATAGAGTCCCTAAACTAGCAATCCTTATTCCCAATCCTTGTCGGACTGGTCTTCGATCGCGGCTTTACCGGCAGGTTTACTCAAGGTCGACATGCCTCCTCCCTGACAGAAGTTTGCGAAGTCTTGTCCTTCGTTAAACTGCTCTGGGTCAGTAAGTAAAGAGTCCATGACCACATTAAACCCAAACCAGGTGCCCTTGCTATTGGACTCCTCTTTGATGTTTATGCGGTAGAGTTGAGCAAAGGCAGGTGGATTAAACGTGCCTTTTTTGCCTTTAACTACTTGAGTCACGACCATGTTGTTCCATGCTCTTGAGTGTTTTAACTGTGAACCAGACATGTTAATAACCGCACGATATAAGACATCGTTGTGGTGTAAAAACCCGTAATGGTTTCCAGTGTTCACCAGTTGAGTTTTGGAGCCGTCTGATTTTGTCAAGATGTCACGGTACCTATCGTCCCGTTCTGCCTTAAAAATCATGTCGGTGTCAGAGGGGTGCACAGTGACTAAGCCGCCACCGTCTTCTCTGAGTCTCCACTCAACGTAGTTTCTATCGTACCAGCAAGGCTGAAATAAAAATCCCTTTTGCCCGTCGATAATAGCGTTGCTCCCGGTAAACAAAAAATCCCCGGCACCTGCATCGGCACGGTACTCGGGTTTTGTTTTGTTTAGAACAGGGGATAACGCCTGTATGATTTGTATGCGCGGAGAATTTAAATCATCCGTGCCTACTTCTCCGAATCCTTGACCCGCATGTTTTTCAAACAATGCGGTAAGGTCGGTCCCTTTTTTAGTAGAGCTACTACCATTCGCTTTTTTATTAGCCATTTTTCTTTGTCCTTATATTATTAGCCTTTTATTATTTTTGTGCGTTGTCCCGTGTACACAGAAAATAGTTTCTGTATACCGCTGTCGAACGCGGTTTCCCCACTCTCAATAAGCTCTTTTACATTCGCTTTGAGGGTAGATGGGTGGACGGCCTCCTTTTGCATAGGCTCTAGTCCCTGTTTTTCCAGGGCATCCATTGTTTCTGTTGCTTCGTCATCTTCGCCTGCCGCAAAGTTGACACTGACGGTGTTTTTTATAAGGTCGCCAAGGCCATTCTCTCGTAGCCACTGGTGCGCCGCTCCCTTATTTTTCTCGGTGATCCGTGCAGAGTAGAAAGGATCAACAGAGATTCGTGAACCATCGTCCATACGCAGATCACTGATTCCCAGTTCTCTCATTTTCTCAGGGATGGTTTCTTCGCTGTATTGCCGATACTGCTCTCTTAATCGTTTAAGGCTTTCCTCGGCGTTACCAATGAGGCCGCCGATCTCGAGCATATCATTCATGTCTTTGGACAGGGAACCAAGGTCCTGGTCCTTAATTTTTGTGATCTTCTTTTCAACGGACTGTTCAAACAGATCAAGGATGTTGTCTTCTTTTTTAGTTGTGCTCACTGAAAACTCTCCCGAACACGCTCCTCGGCAATCTTTACTTTAATATCGTCTCGGTCATCATCTGCATGAAGGCTGTGTTCCTTGGCCAATGTATTTATTTTGTCGTCCAATAAACCCTTCTCGTCTTCTGAGTCTATGTCTTGATAGATCAGTTCCATGACATAATCATAGTAGTCATTACTCATTGCCCACCTCTTTCGTCAAATCTTTTATTGTTTCTTTGCTCACGATGCTAAGGTTTCTATCTAGGTCAAATATTTCACCATTAGCAATGTCCACAATCTTTTGGTCCTCAAATCTAAAGGGGCTATTGTCTGCATGGTAAACTGTAATAAGATCGTGCATATCATTACTTTCTGCATATATCTCCATACAACCAACCTTAATTCTTATGTGGTGTTCGTTTTGTTCTACTTCGCATTTATCACTCATAGTCTTCCCACTCATAGTCTTCCTCCAAACCTTCGGGGGCAAGCCTTATGGCTGTGTTCTCTTGTCGAGCACGCATTATGGCTTCGTCGGTAACGTCTTCGATAGCGAGTTCGTTAAGCGTGCTTAAGAGTAAAGCCGCTGATATTTGTTTTCTTTCTGCTTCTGTCAACTCTAGGGCTAGAGTCAGGAGTGCCTTCATTCGTTCGTTCATTCTTCTTCCTTATATAAACTTTATGCAATCGCCTTTATCATTTTCAGGTTGCAAGACAAGTATATACCAGATATACTTTTATTGTCAAACACAATAAACAATAAAAAGAATTGTTATATAATATAAGGGATCATATAAGAATGAGGAACTACGAATATCAAACAGAGCCGTATAAGCACCAAGAGAAAACCTTAGCTCGGTCCGCCTTTCGCAAAGAATTTGCTCTATTTTTAGAGATGGGCCTGGGCAAATCAAAGGTTCTTCTTGATAATGCCGCGGTGCTTTTTGAGGCCGACAAAATAACTGCGTTACTAATTATAACACCAAAGGGAAACTTACGGAATTGGGACAAATTGGAAATACCAAAGCATTTTCCGGAACGCATCGAGAAGAAAGTGTTGGTGTGGCAACCGAACCATACAAACAAGTGGAAACAGGAGTATTGCTCCCTGGTTTTAGAAGAACATCCCGAAAGATTGGAGATTATGACCATGAATGTTGAGGCCTTTTCCACGGAAAAAGGGTTAAAGTTTGCGAGAGCCTTTGTTTTGGCTCACGAAACCATGATTGCAGTGGACGAGAGCACCTTAATTAAGAACCCACAAGCCAAGCGAACAAAAAGTTTATTAAATTTATCAAGAGAAGCACCTTATAAACGGATTCTGACCGGTTTTCCGGTGACTAAAACTCCTCTTGATCTGTATTCACAGTGCGCCTTTTTAAATCCCCTGCTTTTAGGTTTCAAAAGTTATTACGCGTTCAAAGCACGATACGCGATCACTAAAATGCGGCGCATGGGACACAATAGTTTTCAAGAAATTGTGGGTTATCATCGGATGGATGAACTGCAAGGGATGCTCAAAGAGTTTTCCGCACGCTACACCAAGGACAAGTGTCTTGATCTTCCGGAAAAAGTTTACATGCAACGAAGGGTTGAACTAACGGCTGAACAGAAAAAGGTTTATGAACAAATGCGGAAAGAAGCGCTGATGATTCTAGCGGATGAGCTCTATACCACGCAAACGGTGCTGACTCAGTTAATGCGCTTGCAACAAATTGTTGCGGGCAGTCTGCGTTCTCCTTCGGGGGAGGTGCAGGTGCTTAAGAACAATCGGGTGAAGGAAACGCTTAATGTGTTGGAAGAAATTAGCGGCAAAGCAGTGATTTTTGCGGTGTTTCAAACCGATATAGAGCAGTTGACCAAGAAAATAGCCGAAGTTTATGGGGATGATAGCGTGGCTTCCTATTACGGAAAGACTCCACAAAAGGACCGAGAAGCAATCCTTGAGAACTTCCAGGACCTAGAGCATCCATTAAGATTCTTTGTCTCCAATCCGCACACCGGGGGCCGGGGACTGACGTTGACGGCGGCTTCTCACATGATTTTTTATTCAAATAGCTATGATCTTGAGTTGCGCATTCAAGCAGAAGACAGGATTCACCGGATCGGACAGGATAAAAGTTGCACTTATGTTGATTTAGTGTGTGAAAATACAGTGGACGAGAAGATTTTAGCGTCTTTAAAGAAGAAAATCGCAATATCTAATGAAGTTTTAGGGGAGGTAAGACAGTGGTTCAAGTAACCAAACAAAGAACACCGAAATTGAAGGACAAAAAAGACACGCAAATTAATATCCGGCTGACAACTATTGAAAAACGAAACCTGGACATTATGAGCAAACACCAATGGCGAAGTTCCAGTGACTTCGTTAGACGCCTAATAAGTCGGGAGTGGAAACGAGTCCGACAAAAGGAAGGACCGGCCTCAGTGGACGCCATGATTGACAGCTTTGAGTCGGGAGAGGTGAATGGAAAAGACGTTGGCAACATTTTTTAATTGCTTTTTCCGCCCTTTTTATGCTATCTTATGGGACATGATAAGAAAACATAAACAAATAATAAGATTATCTTTGAGCGCAGAGGTTTTTGACAAAGCCAGGACTGCGGCTCTTGCAAGAGGCATTTCTATTGAAGCACTGTTTTTGGGGTATTTGGACAAAGACTACTCCTTGAACGGTTCGACCATGGAAGCGCACCTTGATGCTAAGAATGATGCAAATGAAGCACGGTATTCATAACGGGTCCCCTGCTCGAAGTCTAGTTGTGTCCGTGCTTTTTACTAATACACGACTAGATAAAGGGAAGCACACTTGTTGAACCGGATTCGTCCCAGTTCGTCAGTCTGTAAGTAAAGTGTGCCTTTATCCTAATTGATGCTTACAGATAATGGGACACTCTATATATGCTGAACATAATTAAAAGACATGAACAAAGACGAAATCTTATCAGAGATTAAAGAAACGCTTTATCCGAACCTTATAAAAGAGCAGATACTTTTGCTTTCACCAAAGCTACTTAATGAGTTGTTTCGTGATGAGTATAAAACTTCCTTCCCTGGAAAGTGGCCATTGAAAAACGAAAACGCTAAAAACAATATGTTCTTGAACAAAAGGGCTTTTAATACTTTAGATTCTTTAAACGTGAAAACTATGGGGGATCTACTAGAGGTGACTATAATAGAGTGCCTAAGAGTCCATGGGTGTGGTGGAAACACCGCTTTAAAAATAGATAACTTTAAACATGCTGTAGAGAGCACATGGTTTTATGTGTCGTGCTCTAAGATAGAAGGGCTATTGCCTATGTGGGACAAAATGATCGGTACAATGAACGACTATATAGAGAGACTAAACTCCACCAGAGAGAACGAAAGACGATATGCTGAACATAATCAAGAAAATACTGGACCTTCCGTTTAATCTGCTTGACTGGATCAGGCAGGCATGGATAAGGATTAAACGCCTACCGGTGCAAAAAATTAAACGGAAAGGGCCGTGACAGAAGAATCGAACGCACTACAGCGACTGGGAAACTGGACGGAGTATCTTGATGCGACCGGGGAGTCGATGCTGACTGCGGACGGGTTCGATGATGCTTTTATGGGGGTGTCCCTGGAATGGGGTCCACCGAGAGCGGTGTACAGTTATGACAAGTGTGTTGAGATGCTGAGAAGAGACATGAATTATGAAGAGGCGGTCGAGTACATGGAATTTAATGTGGTCGGAGCCTATGTGGGCGAACAAACGCCGGTGTTTGTAAGAGAGGACGCCGGTGTTGCCTAAGTACCAACTTGATTTGTTTAGTAAAGAGATCAGAGTGCCGAGTGAGCATGACGGGTATTGGCATGAGCATAAACAACGACTAGAGAAGGAGAGGACTTTGGCTAAGATGAACGGGAAGAAGGAAAAGAAAGAGGCAACAGTCGACCTGGTGAACCATCCACCGCACTATAATAAAGGTGGCATGGAAGTGATCGAGGTGATTGAATTGGTGACCGGTGGGAAAACTGGTGGGAAACGGACCGGGGACCAGGGCTTCGTTGGCTACCTGCTCGGTAATATTTTGAAATATCTTTTGCGGTTCGAGCATAAGAACAAAGACAACCCAGTTGAAGATTTAAAAAAGGCCCGGTGGTACTTGGATAAATTGATCTCGGTGGTCTCAGACAAAGAAAAACCCACACCAGGTTAGTGATGTGGGTTCTTTGGTTTATTGTTTCTCCTCTTTTATGTATTCTAAACATCTTTCATAGGCTTCTTCGTAGCTGTCGCAAAAATGATTATCACAATAAGGGTCGCTTTCAGAGTATCCTGTAGGTTCATGTTCATCCCTAAAGTCATCTGAGTAAACCCAAGTTGTATAAACATCATCGTCACCTTGATAATCAATAAACAAGAACAAATATTTTTTTGCTAGTCTATTCATCTTTTGCCTATATGATCTCTCAACGCCTATAGCCTTGATTCCGCCTTTTGTGTTTCTTTTAAATACACGCAGAGCAGAAACCTCATCGTTTAGTTTTTCGATCTTAGCTTCTAAAGATTTGATTCTTTTTTGCCTTCTTTTGATATGGTTGTCAAAAACATCAAGGCTTTCCTCAAATATTTTTTTCGCTCCGGTCAAGTAGGTTCTATAGTTATACCAGTTCCTTTGAACGAATCGCATAACGTAATCACCTAACATTTCTTTTGCTTTTTCCAAGCTGTCGTGGGCTTGGTCAAGCGTTCCTAAATTATCCATAAGATTTCTCCATAATAGTTAAATTAAAGTTAAAATTTTGCTCGATGGCATCTGGTTGTTAAAGATCGCAATGTACTTTTTTAAGTGCCCTTATATTATACCATGTGTCCCATAGCCCTTTGTTTATAGGGGTTTTGGGAGGGGTCCAAATGAAAAAGGGCCGGGGACCAGGGTCAAAAGAGAGTGTTTTGAGCTTTTTTCTTAGAATCATTCTAAAAAAGAGCCTTATAGCATAAGGGTTGCTTTGTTGTTCCGCGACAACAAGTGGGGAAAAACCTCAGTTCTACAAAAGTAGAACTGAGGTAGGACTGAGGCTCTGAACAAACCCTATACACTGTGTTTTTAACTAAAACTCATTTCTCAGTTCTATTTTCATAGTTTTATCCTTCCGACTATCAAGACAAAGAATTGAAAACACGGCTGAGGAACTGAGGTTCGTTGGAAAACCAGCACCTATAAGGGTTTCGACCTCAGTTTGAGGAACTGAGGTTGAGCTGAGAAACTGAGGTTACTCTTAGCTACCTTTTTAGTGTAGAATACAAACATAACCTATAAAAAAGGAGAGAAAATGGGAGTCAAAGGGCAAAAAGGACCAACAGGATCGAATAATCCGTCAGGAAAAAACGTCAGACACCTCACTGATAAACAGAAACGCTTTGCCAGAGAGCTTGTTTATAATGATGGCAGTAAAACCAAAACCCAGTGTGCTATTGATGCTGGATACTCTAAAACCAGGGCCGGCGTGTCCTGTGCTGAATTAACTAATCCTCGTAAGTACCCTTTGGTGGTTCGTTACATTCAGGAACTGGAAAAAGAGTTACAGCAGAAGTTTGATGTCACTTTTTCTCGACACATAAGGAAACTAGCAGAAATCAGGGATCAGGCCATGGATAAAGGCAATCTGACCGCCGCCGTCTCTGCTGAAGTGCAACGTGGGCGTGCGGCTGGACTGTATGTGGAAAGAAAAGAAATAAGGACGGGAACGCTTGAATCTTTATCAGAAAAAGAGATTAAGCAAAAGATTGACGCGTTGCTCGCGGATTATCAACCCTTAATTGATGCAGAAGAAGCGGTGTTTGAGGAAGTGGAAGGATGATTACTCCTTTGCTTTTGCTACTTTGCTTTTGCTACTTTGCTTTTGCTACTTTTTTAGCGTAGTCCTTGAACTCAGGCGTCATGCCCGTTGCTTCAGGCACAGGTTTTGAGGTATCGTATTCAACCCACTTGAAAGTTAGGCCCAAAGAGTCTTCTAGTTTGTTGGCGATCCTTGCTTTGCTGTCTATCGGGCAGTCAATACATAAACGATAGTTTTTCTTTGCACCCTTTTGACCGATTCTAAGGAAGGGGAGCAGGTCATGTAGTTGGTTCTGACTAAAAGCCTCTATTAAACTTTTTGCCTGGTCTATCTCTAACACTGCTTTTTGTCTAATCACTTGTTTCCCCTGTGTAAATGCTCAAGGGAGCGTTTTTTAGCTAGTTTTAGATCGGTTGTTCCAAGCCTAATAGCTTGTCCCTTACTATTAATGAGCCTGTACTCGTTGCTTTTGTTGTCCTGTTTGAGCCTGTGTGTTTCTTTAACCATTGCGCGTTGCCTCCGTTTCGTTAAATTTATCTATTACAAACTGATGGTTTTTCCTGAAGTAAGAAAAGATATTTTTGTATTCCCGTTGCCCGTGTTCCCTTCTCTCCCTACAGTTTTCATCAAACATATTTTGTACGAAACATTTAAAATTTGGGTTTTGTGTGTAGTGGGTCTGTTCTTTCTCAAATAAAGGGAGTTGTTCCTGTAGTGCTGTCATTCTTTTTCTTCGTTAATAAAAATCTTTTTAAATGATTGCTCAAACTTGTCCGTTTGTCCAGTAAAGTGTTGTTTTGGATCGCGTTCTGTCCCATGATACTTGCACCCTTGTCCCTTTGACGCACAGTAATGGTCAAAATCGGGATAGTGCGTCATGCAAGGCTTGTTTCTAACATCACTCATCTGTTTTTCCTTTTTGTTGCTCTTTACGGAGAACAGCTTTTGCTCTACTAATAAGCAACGCGCTTACATTAGGCTCTTTGTCTCTGCCGAGACACCTCCATTTATCTTCTATGGGTTTTCCTGTCTGTTCGTCCAATTCAAAAGAACACGTGCCTCTGCCCCAACCAAGAAACACTCGTCCTTTTCCTTCCCTTCCGTACGAAACCTTTGCGCTATTGCTCATTCGGACACCTCCTCTACTAATAATTTTGCATAATAATCTTCGTTTGGTTTATGAACAGTTATCATTAGTTTTCCGTCATTAAAGTTATGGTCTTGTTCTATTCTTATTTCTTTGCCTTTGAAATCTATCCACAGCAAGTCATCAGAAGTTATTTCAACTATTGGTTTACTCATCAGACACCTCCTTGACAACCACCACAAAAGGTGTCCTATCACCATACCAATCAACATAATCATCTTCAGTTGGTTCTGTTCCGTCAGACCGTAAGTAGTCGTGCCATTTTTCCTGTTCCTTTTCCAAGTCAACCGTTTTAGCCTCAGTTTCAGAATAAACTTCATAGTCGTGGCCGTACTTGGAATTTTTTATCAAAATACAAACCCTCATTTGCTCACTCATCGTTTGCCTCCCATTTTCTAATTTGCTCAAGTAAAGCATTAGCAGACTCAACCCGACCTTCTATTATGTCGTCTGTTCCGTCTGTGCATTTTGGTCGTAAACCGCTTTCATACTCATCAATAACCTCTTGACCTTCTGCTTCTTGGTCTAACCACTCCTTCACATTTTCCAGAATGTTATTGAGATAAAAAACATGGTCTCTCAGTTCCTTAATCTCCCAATCCATTCGTTTTATTTCGTGTTTATCACTCATTTTTGTCCCCCAAAATCTTCAAAATTATTTCTTGAATAAACACCAAGAATCTCGTCCATTCTCCGTTGAATGAAATACATTCTTGGCTCGAATTGTGTGATTCCTAAATCGTCAGCTTGTTTGGTTGCCTGTATTCTGGCTTGGTCAAACTGAAGGCGTTGCACCTCTAGGAAATGTTTTAAGTTGTCGGTTATTTCACTCATTCGGACACCTCTTCTGCGTCTTGGACAAAGTAATCTCTATGGACACAATCAGCTTGATGTTTTTTAGGGTAATCTGTGCCTCCAAACTCTTCTGCAATTTGATATGCTTTTTCTTCGGCTTGTTCTGGACTGTCAGCTTTTACCTTAACAACCTGTCCTTCTTCTAAACATATTGCTACTCTATAAGTCTTCATCAGACACCTCCAATGGCGGTATGTACTCAGTCAACTCATCACACTCCCACTCATTATTAAAGTCCTGATAAGCTAAACCCAATGCGCCTTCAATATCCCAAATATCGTGTCCATCGCTGTAGAAAGGATCTTCTTCGCCTTCTCGATACACCGCGTAAGAATATTTGCCTTGTATGTGTGACCCATCGTGGTTCATAAAATGTTCGTCCCATTCTTCCTCCGTTTGTGGCATTGGCACTTCAGGTTCGTGTTCATAGACTTCAATAATTATGTTTGGTCGCTTGCTTGCACCTCTGTTGTGTTTTTCTGTTTTAACAAGTATTGGAAATTTTCTTTTGTCACTCATCATTCTTCCCCTCTAAATGTTTGTCCCAATATGTCCCTCTGTCCCAGACCGTTTTAGACTTCATCATAAGCTCGTCAAAGTTATCGTTTTCGACAATGATTTCATCAATATCTACCAAGTCTATGATGACATAGTTGTAGTCCGTTGGATCGCCCTCAAAACCCATGTTATGACCAATGCAAGCGAGAAGAATATCGTCCAATGTTCCTTCGGTTAAATCTTCGGCATATTCGTGAATGAATCTGTCGTCAACATACTCATAGTATTCGTCCTCTTTGTCTTGTTCAAAGGCTTTTTGTTCTAATGTCTCAAGAGTACTGTTCGGCATATGTAGGAACATGTTTCTGTTCCCCATTCCATATGTTTCAAATTGCGCCCAATAGGATTTTCCTTTTTCTAGTATCGGTTCACTCATCATTCTTCCCCTTAATATAAAATTCCATATTGTCTTAAAGTTTTTAAGTCCTGTTCAGATATATTTAAAACATTGCTTACCCAAACAGCACTTGTATCATTCCAATACTTCTCTCTATCTTTATCAAAGTAATCATCGTCAGTAAGACTAAACCCCAAAAACTCAGATAAAATTTCTCTATCAGTTATTTCTCCCTCTAAATAATCAGTTTGATTAAAGTTTTCGTAATAAGTCCAATCAGAATATTCTCTTTCTCCGTCTTGGATTCCAATACTAACTAATATCATCTGACACCTCCTCAACATATCTTGTTGGGCTTGCTTTTAAATCACATGAAAAACATCTTGGATAACCAGTCTCGGGATCTGGTTCGTATTCTTCATCCTTTGTGTTCTCACTTTCAAAAACTAAGGGGCTTTTTCCACAGTCAATACAAGTTTTTATCTCATTACCCACACCCTCATCACAAACTAAACAGCAGTTTTTATGAATAGGCGAAACAATTTCACACGGATCACAGTACTTCCATGAGTCTGCTTTCAATGTTCCATCTTCGACTGCTCTGTGAACCGCAAACTGTCCACCTTTTTTGTCGGTGTAAATTTCATAGGCTTTTTCAAAATTAGTCATTACCCACCCCCGTGATTCTTTCAATCGTTGTAGTGAACAATTCATCAATAGCTTTTTGATTCTTCTCGTTGATCTCGGCTACTTCTTCAGGTGTGAGTTTTGGTCGTTCTTCGATAAGCCCTTGAATGATGAATTGAACAAGGTTTAATTCAGCTTTGCTCAGTTTGTCCAACTGAGACAGAATGTTCTGCAACTCAGGGCTTTGGAATATAGGTGTTGGCTTACTCATCAGTAAACCAGTACATATTGCCACGAGAGGGTTTTCCCATTAAAAAATCTTCAATGTCGTAATAAAGTTCCCTACCTTTAGGTGTGTTCCTTGTACCACCATCTTCGCTATCGGGATCAGGCTCAACATACTTTTCTTTGTCCACATGAGCCATGACAAGAAAATATATGTCGTTCGCTAAATCGCTTGCCTGTTCGTTGGTTTCATCTAGTGTCATTATTTCCATAATTGTTCCCCTAATAAGTTAATATAATATAAAATAGTCCTACTACATATACTACACTAATGTATATACAATGCAAGTACTTATCCCATAAGGAAAAACTACTTTGGCGAAACTGGAAACAAACTTTTGGAAGGCAGTTAAAAATAACCTGACTGATTTTCAGTGGGTTCGACTAGAATCTTGGGCAACAAAAGGTGTTCCTGATTTAATGGGCTTTACTAAAGGCGGACAGATATTCACTATTGAGTTAAAAGTAACCAAAAGTAGAGCAGTTTATTTCTCTCCCCACCAGATCGCCTTTCATGTTGAACACCAAAACTCTCCCTGTTTCATCTTGGTCAAGAGGGTCTTTGACAAAGTACCCCGAAAATCTGAGGTTTACCTCTACCACGCTGAGCAAGTGCGTCAGATCGTGGCTCAAGGGCTTGATGCCCCTCCACGATACAGCACCCTATCCCCTGTCGACTGGTCAGTTGTCCGTGATTCCCTGTTGACTGAGCTTGATGCCCTTGCATGATACTTGTGACCGTTGCCTGTTGCCTGTGCATGATAAATTTAGGCCTGTTATCACTTGTGATCTGTCCCATATTGTTGTATAGTATGTTAGTATGGGAGAAGTCTTATTAAATATTTGACTTAATGGGAGAAATATGTTATACTAAGCCCGTGTTTAATTTAATCAGGAGAACAACATGAAAAAAACAAGACTTTTTAAAGAAAGAACAAAACGATATTCAGATG